CATACGAGACAATTTTGTATTACGTTCCTGTGATACTTCATTTGAGGTTTCAACAAAAATCATCATGGTTCTGTATCCAAGACTCTCCAGTTCTTCTTTCACATAAGAGAACTTCTCCATTTCGTCAGCAGGTCCATTGATAACCAATGGTCTACGTTTACGAATGGCTTCTTGTTTTGGATCATGTGACTTAACAGAAAGTGCTTGTTTTTCTGCTAATACATTGAATGCCTGGATGTGATTCAATTCTGTAGCATTACCTTCATTGACACATTCACGAATAACAATATCTTTACCAGAACCAGGACCACCTGTCACAAAGATTGCTCTGAATGATTCTGATTTTGTTTCATGTCCTTTATCACCTTTCAGTCCCATAGATGAACGAACATCTCTAAACAATTCTTTAGCGTGTTGGTCTGAAACGTGTGATGGAACACCTTGTCTGAAACTAGAAAAGTCACCATGTTTAGCATGTTCACGCATCTTAGTGCCAGACATGCCTTCTGCACCTTCAGCATCAGGATCACGGTGGCCTGCCGACACTACTTCGATTTTCTTAAAGTTGTATGGTACTTTACCTGACTTATCTGGCACACCATTATATTTGTGTAATAGGTCGTGATATTCTTTTACACGGTCTGAACCTGCAACCATAACAAGATGGTCGTGACCTTTAGCAAACAAACGTGCCGCATGGTGCATGATTGTTGGATGTTCTTTGTTTGATGCCTCAAAGTGAGTACCAGGAGAATATCTCTTTAGGTGTTTAACTTTTTGGTCAGAAGAAAGTGGATTCTTCTTAGCATCTTGTGAATGTGATACAATAACAGTATGTGCAGCACCACGCTTTTCTGCTTCAGAACGAACCTTATCAATCAACTTCAAGTGACCAGTTGTTGGCGGATTCATACGACCAAAAGCCATAACTACTGGCTTCTTGGTTTTATCCTTATCTTCCAAGAGTTGTTTGAACGATTTCATTTACGGACTTTCAGTAAGTTCGCTTTTGCGAATTCTTTTCTATTTACTAATTTAGTTGGTTGACCAGAATGGTTGACAACGAAACCTTCTGGTTTAGATTTTTTACCATCGATGTGATGTTCTAATCCACCTTCATGTTGTTCTAGGTTACTAACCAGAACGTTCTTAGCTTGTTGCAAATGATGATGCATAGTCAATAAGTTATCATAACTTTCTTTGTTTTTCTCAATGTGGTCCAAGTGAACTTTTGCTTCTGCTTCTTTTTTGGATTGACCAGCAGGAGTTTTCAATTTAGCTGCAAGTTTCTTGTATTTGCCAGATATGTGCTCTTTTAGACCTTCAGCAGTAGGTTTTTCATCAGTACGAACGGTGTGATTGATGTATGTTTCTAAATGACCACCTTCACCACGATGCATTTGGGTATCTGCATACATTTTCTTACCATGTTCATCATGAATCTTCTTAGCTTCTTCCATGTGATGAACAAATTTCTCTTGGTCATGCTCAGAGTAGTGAATTTGTTTTGTGTCGTGATTGGCCGACTCGTGCCAAACGTCTGGATGATGACTAAACTGGTGCAAATCTACGTGAGGATCGGCATGCATAGATTTAATATCTTTTCCATGATATTGTGTATGCACGATAACACCTAGTTTTGCTTTTTTGATTTTGTCTGCCTTTTCACCCTTAGCAGTATATGTGATGGTGTTTGGAGTGAAAGAAACCTTGTTTTTTCCTTCTTTCTTGTCACCTTCTGAGAACATCAAATCACCTTGATATACACCTTTCTTAGGTGCAACTTTAGGTAGATGATTCAATGCGGAGTGTAGTTTCTCCATCAATCCTGGCGCATGGCCATGATTTGCTTCAATGTCTTTGTGTGTATAATTTAACTTCGGATTGACGTTAAATGCAGATTTTGATGCAACAAAGAACTTTCCTGTTTCTGGATGATGACCAAACACAACAGCAGGTGAACCATCATATTTCATTGTCAGTGCGGAACTATGACCACCAGATTTGATATGGTCGTGTGCTTGATTCAATGCGTTGTATGTGTGTAGAAATCCAGCGGCTCCATGTTGAAGTGGACGATCCTCAGCATGGGTAATATGCTTGAGTTTTTCGCCTTCTTCGGTAGTTTTGGCCGTAGCCTCTGTTAGGAATGTCTTAAATGACAGCATTATCGTCCTTGTTGCAACACACTATGGTTGCCGATTAACTTATTTATATAACTTTTCGGTTTTCAAAAGCCAATTTCAAATTGTTGGCTTTGATATATAGTTATCTTTTTTCGAACATGGCCATTGCGGATCCAATCACTTGGTGCATGTCATAGTATCGATATTCTGCCAAACGACCACCAAAGATTACATTTTCCAATGTGTCTGCCTTATCCCTATAAGCATTGAAAATCGCCATATTTCTGTCATTATTGATAGGATAATATGGTGTCTTTGTCTTGTCCCACTCTGTAGGAATCTCCTCCGTGACAATGGTAACGTCAGATTTATCATTGTTGAAGTGTTTGTGTTCAACAACTCTGGTCCAAGGGTATTTGGAATCGTTGTAATTGACGATAGCTGCACCTTGGTGATTGTCTTTGTTGATTGTGGTGGTGACAAAATCTAGGGTTCGGTAATCTAAGACACCAAACTCATAATCAAAATATTCATCAATTTTACCTGTGAAAACCACCTTTTTTGCAATAGAATCATAATAATTTTTTTGACCGAAATAGTTTGTGTCTAATTTTACAGGTATGCCGTCCAACATACGTTCAAACATCTTGGTATAACCATTTACAGGAATACCTTGGTAACGGTCATTGAAATAGTTGTTGTCGTATGTAAATCTAACTGGAAGTCGTTTTATAATGTCAGCAGGAAGGTTTGTGGCACTTGTCTTCCATTGTTTTTCTGTATATTCTTTAATCAATGTGTTGTAAATGTCTGTACCAACCAATGAAAGTGCCTGTTCTTCTAAGTTTGCAGGTTCACGGTCCAACTTCAAACGTTGTTCTTCAATCTTTGCTTTGGCTTCATCAGGTGTGAGTGTGCCCCACATTTCATAGAAGGTATTCATATTGAACGGCAGAGAATACATCTTTCCACCATGATATGCCTTTGGAGATAGAACAAAGTTGTTGAATTCAGTGAATCGATTGACAAAGTTCCAAATCTTTTCTGAATTGGTGTGGAAGATGTGTGGTCCATAAACATGAACCTCGATGCCTTCTCTCTTTTCAGTATAACAGTTGCCAGCAATGTGATTACGAGAATCAATAACCAGACAAGTCTTACCTGCATCTGTAGCTAAACGTGCAAATGTGGCACCGAATAGACCGGCACCAACAATCAAATAATCATACATCATTTCATTATTCTTTGGTATAGGGATTGAAAATTCGCACCTTCCATTTTATCAAACATATGAATAAACGGGATATTATTTCTCATTATATAATTCTGACCACCTTCTGTTTGAAGCTTTGATGGAATTTCCATATTTGGAGTGTAATTGAATGCCATAATTGGATATTCATCAAACGCAACAGGAAAAATATTGAAGTATGAATGACAAATTGCAAAAATAATTTCATCTACTTTGCCGCCACGAAAAGCACGTTTACATTTGTAATCATCATATTTGTAAAATACTTCTTCCGCATACTTGAAGAAATGTTCCAAGAATGGATCTTTTCTCAGATAAAAGAAACCACCATGAACGTGCGGTATGTGTTTTCCATATGCCTGAATCACTTCGTTGATAGAACCCCAATGCCAGTTAGGATCAACCAGGCGACCCATCATTGCAACAGGAAGACTTCTATTAGTCAGATATGTCCAAACGTGTTCCGTGTTTGCCTGGCACAACATATCACTATCGGTAATGATAGTCTCATCATACACCAGATAATCGTTGAACTTCAATCGTGGATATAAACAGTATTTCTCAAAACTGGTTTCACAACTTCTCCAAACATCATCATCTGGTTTGAACAACACAAATTGGTCATAGATGCCAAGTGATTTAGCATATTCTTCATCCTCAGGATGGATTAGTAAACTCACTGGTCTATTGTCACCTTGTTTACGTATTGTATTAACCAAAAAAGTACATTCATCGATGTACTTCTTTCCTAGAGCAATATAGAAATAACCTTGACTCATCTCCAAGATTCCGATTTGATGTTGTTTTCGTTTAAGTAAGAAATGATTTTATCTTCTCTTTGTTTAATCTCATCAGAATTTTTAAACATATGAGAGTGCCACTCAACGAAAATTTCATCAATGTACTTTATAACACCGGTTTCAATCATTCGTTCAAGTGTGTCATATTCTGAACCTTCGATGTCCATTTTAACAACGATTCTATCTTCTGGTTGAAAATTGTTCATTACAAACTCAGATAAATCAATACATGGAACAACAGCGGTCTTAACAAATGCTTCCTTTGTCTTTTCT